GTATCTGATGACAAATCAGTTCATGCGAGGACACAGCAAGGGCGGAAACGTGTTCGACCTGTATAATAGCATTGGTGATAATTTTTGGGATTTGATCCAATTTATTGGGACGTTACCAGAAGAAAAAATCGTGTATATAATGATGCACGAGGATAAAAATGATTATGGTGATGTTAAACCAAAAACCATTGGCAAAATGCTTGATGACAAAGTGTGCATCGAGGGTATGTTCACGGTTGTACTACGGGCATTATATAATGATGGGAAATATCAATTTAAAACGCGTACGGACGGGTTGGATGTGGTTAAATCGCCGATAGGGATGTTCGCCGACGAGTATATTGATAATGATTTAAAAATTGTAGATGATAAAATTCGTTCGTATTATAATATAGGAGGTAATAAAGGATGAAGAAATTTAATTTAGATGACGTGCAAGAAAGCGTAAAAAACATTATCCCCGGTGCGTATATTTGTCGCATTACCGGTGTAATTGACCATCCTGATCGTGAGTATTTAGAAATCAATTTTGATATCGCCGAGGGCGAGTATAAAAATTATTACAGTGATTTATTCAAGCAATTTGGTGGTAATTGGCGTGGGCGTATATATCGCTCATATAAAGAGAAAGCCATGGTATTTTTCAAAGCGTTTATTGTAGCGGTAGAAAAGAGTAATCCGGGTTACACTTGGAATTGGGATGAGAACTCACTGATCAACAGGTTAGTTGTTGTGGTATTTGGTGAGGAAGAATATTTGTGGGAAGACGAGTTAAGGATTAACGTAAAACCACAAGACACTCGTAGTATTGAGGCGTTAAGGGAAGGAAAAATTAAATTGCCTACACTAAAAAAATTACCACCTGCACCAGCACCTGTAATTATTGAACCGGATAAGGATTTGCCGTTTTAGGGTATGATTTGGGACAACATACCGCAAACGTTAAAAGATAATGGGTTGTGGTGTTGTTGGAGGTTGACCGATAAGGGAAAAATCCCTATTGATGCCATAACCGGTAAAATGGCGAGGAGCAACGATAGAACAACATTTCACCCATTTATTGATGTGCTAAAAAAACTCGCCAATTATTATAATTTTGACGAGAATGGTAAATTGCTTGGTGGGTTAGGTTTGGGTATATTTAACGGTTTCTCGGCAGTTGATATTGATAATTGCCGGGATGCCGTAACAGGCAAAATGACGCCCATGGCTGATGATATTATTGATTATTGTCAGTCATACACGGAAATCTCACCAAGTGGTAAAGGCATACGGATTATATTTAGGACAGATACGGTTATTGATAAAAATATGTATTATATAAATAACCGCAACAACGGGCTTGAGATATATATTAGTGAGAACACAAATAAATTTGTAACAATTACGGGTAACGTGTTATACCCAAGCGATGTGCGGTATGTTGATATGACGTACGTACTTAATAAATATATGTCACGTGAGAATAAATTAGAAACGGCATTTACTAAGGATAAAAAATTATTCGAATTATACAACAGCACTGCACCTGGTTCTGGTGCTAATGAGAGCGAGTTAGATTTAGCGTTATGTAGCAAATTGGCGTATTATCTAGATAATAACGAGAGCGCTATTAACAGTGCTTTTATTGCATCGCCATATTTTGCGAGTAAGGATGCCGAGCATAAACAAAAATGGCTTGTGCGTGATGATTACCGATTACAGACGATAAAAATGGCGTTAAAGCCCGTACCCGTTGTTGCTGATAGCAATTACGATTTAAACGATACAGGCAACGCCCACAGGTTTGTTGAGCGGTTTGGTGAGGTAATACGTTATAATGTAGATAACCAAAAGTGGATGATTTGGAACGGCAAGTATTGGCAAATGGACGTGTATAATAATATCAAAAATTACGCTGAATTAGTTATTGAGGAAATGAAGCAACAGGTATTATTGATGGCGGACACCAACGAGAAAAAAGCGCTGATGAATAACATCAAACGTGCGTTATCTAGTAGTGGTAAAATTGCATTTTTAAAAGAAGCCGAGCATATAAGTGGTGTGCCGGTTACCAACAACGACTTTGATAAAAACCCATTTATATTTAACTGCGCAAGTGGTATGGTTGATTTACGCACGGGCAATATAACACCACACGATAAAACGTTTATGTGTAGTAAATATGCACCGTACGAGGTTGACACAGCACAACCAAAAACATGGCTTAAGTTTTTAGATGAGATATTTGCTGGTAATAATGATTTAATACATTACATTCAAAAAATTATGGGTTATGCGTTAAGCGGTAGCACCCGGGAACAATGTATGTTTATTTTGCTTGGTGATGGTGCGAACGGCAAGTCGATATTGACTGAGGTGTTATACGAGGTAAGCGGAAGTTATAGCAAGACAAGCAACGTTGATGTGTTATTGGAACGTAAAAACCAAAACGGCAATTTAGGTGAAATCGCTCGATTAAATGGTGTGCGTAATGTCGTAATGGGCGAAACCAAACCGGGCGATAAATTAAACGAGGGACTGATTAAAACCATGACATCGGGGATCGAACAAATTGTAGCACGGTTTTTATACGGTAATGAGTTTGAGTTTACACCAATATTTAAGATGTTTATGATGACCAATTATCGCCCAATTATACGTGGTACTGATACGGGTATTTGGCGACGTATTAAAATTATACCCTTTGATGTAACGATACCTGATAATAAACAAGACAAAGATTTAATGAGCAAAATGCAAAAAGAGTACCCGCAAATACTAAATTGGCTTATTCAGGGTTGTATGTTGTGGCAAAAAGAGGGTATTAACAACCCACAGTTAATTGATGAAAGTATTAAGCAATATCGTAGTGAGATGGATTTAGTGCAACGTTGGATTGATGAGTGCTGTGAGTTAGGTGCTGGGTATAGGAGCAAATCGACTGATTTATTCAATGCGTTTTGCAATTACATTGCGATCAATCGTGAGTTTCAGTTAAGCAATACATTATTCGGGAGGAATATGAGCAAGAAATTTGAAAAAAGACGGTTTGGTGGTGCGATATATTATATCGGGTTACAATTAAAAGACAACCAACCGATGGCAAGTAAGAGGTGGGAAGATGTATAAGCATTATGGTATGCCATATATGGGCAGTAAAGAAAAAATATTGAATTTAATTCAATATATATTTGATCGAGAACATAAAAAAAGTATTTTATTGATTTATTTTGTGGTGGATTATGTGTAAGCCATTATGCTGTAGAAAAGACTAAATTTAGTAATGGTAGGCAAAAAAAACAAGAAAATATTTATTGGAATGGAAAAGGTGATTATACACCTACATTATTTGATGAGATATATTATGGAACAAAATAATTTATTTGATATGAAATTATATAGTAATGAAATAGTATTTAGAGGTCACCCTGATAAAGTGTGTGATCAAATAAGCGGTGCGATATTAAATGCTTGCTTAAAACAAGACAATCATAGTCGCGTAGGTGTAGAATGTGTAGGAGGTAAAGGCAAAATATTTGTAACTGGTGAAATTACAACAAATGCAAAAATAGATGTAGATGAAATTGTAAAAAAGGTTTTAGAAAATGTTGGTTATAATAAACATTGTGAAATTATAAACAACATTGGGCAACAAAGTAATGACATTGCACTTGGTGTTGATATAGGTGGAGCAGGCGATAATGGCATGATGTTTGGTTATGCGTGTAATGAAACAGAACAATATTTACCAAAAGCAATGGTTATTTTACAAGAATTTGCAAAAGAATATGATATTTTAAGACAAAAAGATAAAAGGTTTTTGTCTGATGGCAAAGCACAAATAACTGGTATTTACAATAAAAGTTTTAAATTAAATACAATTAAAACATTTACAATTTGTTATCAAAATACCGAATTAGAACGCACAGAAACTGATAAAATAATAATAAATATTGCTAAAAATATCGCAAAAAATTATGGCGTTGTAATACAACAATTTCTAATTAACCCAACTGGTAGGTTTTTAATTGGTGGGTTTGATGGAGACGCAGGATTAACAGGACGAAAAATAGTGGTTGATGCGTACCAGTCATTTGCAAATGTAGGTGGTGGTTGTATGAACGGAAAAGACCCTAGTAAAGTTGATATTAGTGGTGCGTATAAAGCACGTCAAATTGCATTAGAATATTTAAAAGAATTTAATTTAAACTGGTGTGAAGTCCAATTATCTTATGCTATAGGTAAAAAAGAACCATTAGCGATTTATATTGATAGCAACATTGGCAATTTAATACCAAAAGATAAATTATGGTTTGAATGTATCCCCGGAAATATCATTAAAGAACTTAAAATGCTTGAACTTGATTACGAAAAACAAGCCCAATTTGGGCATTTTAGTAAAGGAGGTAACTAAATGGAATATTATTTTATACAACCAAAAAAACTACTAGCAGTGGACGACACAATTATTATTGAGTCGGTATTAGATTTTGATTTAACAAATGATTTTTGCATTGACGCAAAATCATATAATATGTTTACACGCTTAAAAACAAATAGACGCTTAAAAATTGACGGTAACGTATTATATATATTTGCTGATGAGGGTAAATATAAAACCGCACTAATTGATAAGGTTGCACCTAAAATTGAGATAGGTGCGATAAAAAACCAAAACGTGTATAATAACCGTGTATTACAATTTGCGTGTAATTTTGTTAGCACTAGCAATACACGTCCATTATTAACGGGTGTATTATTTGATGATTTTGGTGGTGTGTATGCAACAGACACGTTCAAATTATATAAATGTGGCGATAATTTCGCCCACAAACCATTATGGGGTGTGCCGGTGGCATTTATCAAGGAATTAAAAGAAAACGATTATACGCTAATTTTCACGGATAATTATGCAGTATATCGTGGCGATCGTAATATATATAGCAGGTTATATGTGGGTGATGTACCTGATATAAACAAGGTTATCAAGACAAATAATCCTAATATAATCACATTTACGAAACCTGACAAATTAGCGTTTCTGCCATGTGAGTATATCGACGTAAAAATTAAAGATAACAACATCGAATTTATTTTGCATGATGACACAAGCGAATTTAGGTTTAATACTCCATGCACAGCCATGGGTGATATTGATATAAGATTTAATTACGATCAATTTAATACGGCGTTAAAATTATTTGATAGCACGGTTGAGATAAGACTTGATGATGCGTTAAAGCCAGCATACATGAATAAAGGTAATGAGCACATTATTTTAATGCCAATGCGGGTGTTATGAAATTGATGAAGGGTTGCCTGATGAAGAACCAGAAGAAATAAAGAAGGATTTAGAAGAATGAAACTATTTACTAACCAACCGAATTACACGATATATAACGGAAGTATGCTTAACCTATTAGATGTTATTAAACCAAATAGCATTGATTCTGTTGTAACTGATCCGCCGTATCACCTAACAAGCATAACCGAAAGATTTGGTAAAAGTGGTTCAAAAGAAGCACAATTTGGAAATGATGGCTCGTTCAAAAGACTATCAAAGGGCTTTATGGGAAAAGAATGGGATGGTGGCGATATTGCTTTTCAACCTGATACTTGGCGAAAATGTTATGAAGCACTAAAGCCTGGTGGTTATCTATTGGCGTTTGGTGGTAGTAGAACATTTCATCGTATTGCTTGTGCTATTGAAGATGCAGGATTTGAATTAAGAGATACGATTATGTGGCTTTATGGAAGTGGTTTTCCTAAATCACATAATATCGGGCTTGATATTGATAAAAAGAATAGTGTTAACAGTAAAGTTGTAGGAACACAAACAAAAGGTAGTTCGCCACTTGTGGGAAATCATAATGGTAATCGGTGTGATAATCAAAAAGATGGAACATTTGAAATTAAAAAAGCAAACAATCAAAATGATTATTTAAAACTAATAGAAGAAGAATTAAAAAAGCAAGGGGTTGAAAATATAGAATGGAAATAATGTGTGATTATTGTAATAAACTATTTACATATAAAGGTGGTTTATCACATTTTAATAGGAGCCAAAAACATTATTGTTCAATAACTTGTTTATGTGAAAGCAATAGAAAATATGAAGAATATCATAGTAAAAAAAATAAAAGATATTCAATATGGTGTAGTGCTAAAAAAAGAGCAAAGCAAAAAGGACTAGATTTTAACATAGAATTAGAAGATATACCTGAAATACCAAAATATTGCCCCATATTAGGAATAGAAATAAAAAGTAATACAACAAATGCACCATTAGATAGTTCACCATCATTAGATAGAATAGATAGCACGAAAGGTTATATAAAAGGAAATGTAAGAATTATAAGTAATAGAGCAAACAGAATTAAAAGTGATGCTACTATTGAAGAATTAAGAAAGGTGTTAGAAGATTATGAAAAAATATCAAGTAAAAATAAATAATATGGAACTAGAAATAATACAAGATGATGATGGTAAGTTTATAACACCTTATTTATGTATTGAAGATTGGGGAAAGTTTGGAACAGCATTAAAACCTGCTTATGAGCCTATAATTGTTGCAAGAAAACCTCTTAGCGGGACCGTTGTAGATAATGTGTTAACTTATGGAGTTGGTGGGTTAAACATTGAAGAGTGCAGGGTGGAGTATTTAAGCGATGAGGATAAAAAAAGTAGTTTAGTCGGTTTTAAAGAGGGACAAATTCAAAACACTAATATAAACTTTTTAACAAGCCCTTTAAAAAAAGCAAAAACCATTGAAGAATTAAGCGACGGTCGCTTCCCTGCAAATGTAATCCATGATGGAAGCGAAGAAGTTGTAAGTGGGATGCCTCATACAAAATCAACTGAAGTTATTGGTGGGCAGCCAGTTAGTTGGGGGTTTGATGAAAACTCAAAATATGGTTACAAGACGAGGTCTGGTGGTGGCTTTGAGGATGAAGGCTCGGCATCCAGATATTTTTATACAGCCAAAGCAAGTAAGAAAGACCGAGATGAGGGATGTAAAGGCGTTGAAGATGGCTTGTTAAGAAGAATGCGACCAGATAAGGATGATAGTAATCCAACAGGATTGAACAAAGAGGGAAGATTTGCACCAGTGGTTAGAAAAAACACTCACCCCTGCGTCAAACCTTGCGAACTTATGCAATATCTTGTTAGATTAGTAAGCCCAAAAGGAGCAACGATACTTGATCCGTTTATGGGAAGTGGTAGCACAGGCAAAGCCGTTATGTTTGAAAATCGGGAGCGAAATGCTGATTATAAGTTCATTGGTATTGATTTAGAAGAAGAATACTGCAATATCGCAAGTGCTAGAATTGATTATGCACTTAATAAATACGAGTATGATGCAGAAGAAGAAAAACAGATTGCCGAAGCAAAAGGTCAGTTGAGTTTATTTTAGGAGGGAAAAAATGACAAATTATTATTTTGTACAACCAATGCGAATATTATGATCCTTCGCCCATATCAAAACGACCTAATAACCGCCACACGACAAGCATTTTATACACATAACCGACCGCTTGTCGTGCTACCGTGCGGTGGTGGTAAAACTGTATGTTTCGCCTATATGGCGAGCGAGCATATAAAAAAGCATAATGGGTATGTGTGGTTTTTGGTGCATAGACAAGAATTGATTAAGCAAACGGAAGATACATTTAAAGCGTTTGGCTTGCAAAATAGCAATATACTAATTGCAATGGTGCAAACCATATCACGTCACCCTGACCGCTATCACGAGCCAACGATGATTATTTTTGACGAAGCCCACCACGCTACCGCGACTACGTGGCAACGGATAATTGAGCGGTATAAGCACGTGCCAATAATTGGCTTAACCGCAACTCCGACACGCCTTAACGGTTTACCGCTTGGCAATGTGTTCGATACGTTAGTGGTAGGAGTTACGAGCGAGTGGCTGATGCAACACGGTTATTTGTGTAATTATGATTATTACGCACCTAAAATAATTGATTATAACTTTACCGTAAAAGGCAGTGATTATGATATGGAGCAAGTCAGCAACCTATTTATCAAATCAAAAATATATGGCGAAATTTCACGTTATATCGATTTAAACCGTAAGACCATAATTTACTGCCCGTCCATAGCGTACAGCGAAAATATCGCAAATTTAATCCCAGACATCGTGCATTTTGACGGCAACACACCAGCACATACACGCGAGCAAATAGTAGATGATTTCCGTGATGGCAAAAAACGTGTATTAAGCAACGTTGATTTAATCGGTGAGGGATTTGATGTGCCTGATTGTGATTGTGTTATGTTATTACGCCCGACAATGTCCACAGCGTTATACATCCAGCAAGCGATGAGGTGCTTACGTCCAGGTGATGGTAAGCGTGCGGTAATATATGATTTTGTTGGCAATGTGTACCGCCATGGACTACCAACCGACGAGCAAACGTGGTCGCTTGATAAACCAACAAAAATGCGTTCCAACACCGCACCCGACGTACTTGTCCGTGAGTGTGGCAAGTGCTATAAAGTGTATCGTGGAAATGCTCGTATATGCCCATATTGTGGTTATAATAACGGTAAAACACGCAAAGAGATAGAACAAGATGAGCGTGCTGAATTAGAGATGGTGCATAAAATTGAACGTAAGCAAGTTGGTATGGCACGAACATTAAATGATTTGATTGCACTAGGCAAGCAACGAGGGTATAAAAACCCGGTATATTGGGCTAAAATGATAATGCAAGGTCGAAAAAGCAAAATATAATATAAATGTAAACGTTTACATTAAATTATTTTTAAATAATACTTTACATTGTATTTTATATAT